CCGTAAGGGGGGTCCTCTGCATGGCCAAACGGCCACTAGATTCTTTTCAGAATCTCACTTAACGAAAGGAGAAATCTTCATGCTTGTGCTTCTGGGATTACCAAAAACCAAGCACAGGGGTCCTACTCAGACCAGTACAGTTGTTCCTGTTTCCCACAATTATCGTCTGAGCAACGATCAGTTGCTACAGACTTATGGTGGAGGTCCAATTGTTACTGATTCTCTTGAGGAAGGAATTACGTATACTACGCGTTCTAAGACCCTTAGGGGTCGATCGAATATGTGTATACATAAGAAGATCCACACTAGCTACGGTGGTAGTCCTACCACTTCGGTGCGTACGGATCATCATCCTGTAGGTGATCCAGGTAATAATAATTATTACTTGGATTTTAGTCACCATACTACTAGTGCTGGCTTCCACTCTTCCGCTGTTACTGCTGCGAAGGCTGCGTTTCCGATTTCTTTCGGACCATCCTTTTTGAGCACTAACGCTGAGGCTTATATTAATTCGGCGTTTGCCGAACTTAAGCCTGACTTGACGGAGATGAACTTACCTGAGTTTTTGATCGAGATCGATCAACTCAAGAGTTTGATTCCTTCATGGAGGGGTAACGTTAAGACTGCGCTAAACAATCTTCGTGATCTATGGGCCCGACCCAAGCAGGCTGTAAAGTCTGCTGCTAACAAGCATCTTGCTTGGAAGTTTGGGGCATTGCCTTTAATAAGCGATGTCGAAGGGGCTCTAGATGCTTTTTTGCATACGAAGAGGGCGATAGCGGAGTGGCAGAAGTCATCTGGTACTCTTTTTCATAGGAGTAGGCAGATGCTTCGGTCTGAAGACTCTGTCTCGGGCGCATCCACTTTCGGCGCGGAAACGCGTTGTGATTGGAAAGGTACCTTAAAACGTACCGTGACAGCTCATATTGTCTATCGTGCGTTGCCTATCGTGGCAATCAACGAACTAGACATAAAAATCAGAGGCTATTTAGATGCCTTTGGAATTGAGCTCAACCCGGTTATCATCTGGGACGAGATACCGTTCTCCTTTGTAGTTGACTGGTTTGTCAACGTTGGGAGCTTTATCGAACGTTTTAAGATTGATGCACTGGAGTTGCCGATAGGTCTTGCAGATTCATATCTGCAATACAAAGAGGAGTTTAGATGCGAGAGTAGTACGACGATTTGCTACGGTCGTAGCGATTTCGCCCCATGGCCTCGCAGTGGTGGGTGGGTAACTACAGAGACGACATTCCAACGAATGCCGATCTTTCCGGGAAGTGATGTTTTTCAAACACTCCACTGGAAGACCCTTTCACTCAACCATGCCACTCTTGGAGTGAGCTTGGCTGCCGTCCTCGGTCTTAAGGGAAAATGATTCTCTTGATCGGGTGTCCATGTCGATATCCTTAGAATTAAGGAGTCTCATGAACAAACAACTGACGATTAGTGCCCTAATTTTAGCGGCACTGATACTCGTTAGTCTGCTTCTGTTTAGCTACATGCTACTCAATCGAAATCACGCTCATGAAGCGCAAACGATTGACGGCAATAGCCCTGCAGTCGCACCTATCGATCCATACAATATACCGGCACGGTGAAAATAATGAACAAGATAATTAAAAATCTGGTTCCAATATTGCTAGTGCCTGTATTGACGGCTATCTCGACAAAGATTGAGAAGCTGTTGTCTGGAATTAAGTCGAGTGGTAACACTCGGCCAACCAATCGTCCGTAATTTTCGGACGTTTTCTCCCTTATTGGGAAGGAGTGACCATAGATGATCACGGATCCCCTCTCTCTTTCGAAAGACTCGGCGACGGACGTTGACACGAACTTAACTGTTTATGTCAAACGTTATGCGGACTCCGGGCGATCTGAATACTCAGTGGCCGGGCTTACTATCCCGATTGCCAAGAGATTCAAGGTGTCTCACGACATCGGAAAGGGTGGTGAGGAAAGGCATTTAGTTAGTATCAGCCGAACTGAGGTTGATACGGCGCTTGTGCCTGCGACATTGTCAGTTAATCTGACGATTGTTCGCCCACCTAGCACCGCGATTACAGCGGCCATCATCCTTGAGGAGGTCAATAAACTAATTGACTTTCTTATCGAAGGTGGGACAAACGCAAATGTGACCGCAGTGTTGAACAGCGAAGTCTAACGACTCGAAGCTGTCAACGAATAATAGCGGCCCTCCAGTGTGCGAATGTGTCATATTTGAGGGATTGTGCCAGTGGTTATCTAGCTAGTCATGCCTTGGAGATATCCCCTATGGGTAATCTGAAAAGCCTGCACCTATTTTGGGTGTACCTAGCGAAGAACCACCGCTATGCGGAATACGTGACTGAGCGTGATATTGAAACGTTCAACACACGAGCCGTCAATGAGGGTTTGTCTTTTCTAACGACCACTCTTCCCCTTTTGGGGAAGTCGATCGATCGATTTCACTCTACAACAGAGTGGAACCCACCCGCACAGTTTGAGCTAGATACCAGGATAGGTAAAGAGCATTTAGCTCTCCTCCCTGGATCGACTCAGACGATTTTAGTGGTTGGAGCCATTCCTCTATTTTTAGGGAAGGCCTTTCGAGCAGCGTTGGAGGGAGATTCTCTCGCCGTAGATTGCATACGACAATTATCGTATGTTTTCTATAAATTGGACGTTCCCCATGATTCTCTATTAGTTGAGCAGATGTCTGATCAGTTTATTAAAACTGATTCAGAACTGCCCTTAGAATTTGACCTAGGGGATAAAAATCTCCGGGATCATCTTTCTAGCATGAAGCGTCTTATCTCCAGGATTCTTTGTAACCTGAATCCTTTAGATATTCGCCCATGTCACGGGAGCGGTGCAACCGCTTGCCGAACTAAGAATCAGGATAAGTGGCACACCCTTAGATATTTCTCTAAGCTTGATGCCGTTTATTCGTACCCTGAGTATTTCTTTTTTAGTATGACTCATCTTTTGGATGAGTACGAAAGACTAGAGAGCTCGGAGGTAGGGGTCCCTAGAGCACGTGTTGTATTCGTGCCTAAGGATTCAAGAGGCCCAAGGGTGATTTCATGTGAACCCGCTGAATTACTTTTCATTCAGCAAGGTCTAATGAGATCTCTATATAGGCATCTTGAGAACCATTATCTTACCACTGGTCAGATTAATTTCTCTGACCAGACTATCAACCGTAATCTAGCTCGCCGGGGATCTCTCGGCGAAGACTTTGTTACGATTGACTTAAATGAAGCGTCAGACCGTGTTTCCCTCGCTTTAGTTCGCTCGGTTTTTCCGAGTAACTGGGTCGAGGCTCTCGAAGCTTGTCGCTCCGAAGAGACGGAACTGCCGAATGGTAAGGTGATTAAGCTTCAGAAGTTTGCCCCTATGGGCAGCTCCTGTTGCTTTCCGATTGAAGCATTAGTCTTTTGGGCTAGTGCACAGGCAACAGCGCAGCGTCTTGGTCTGAAAGGACTCAAGTGCTACGTTTACGGGGACGACATCATTGTGGCAAACTCGTTCTCGAGCGCCATGATGGAAGGATTGGAACTGATTGGTCTTAAGATCAACAGGGAGAAATCCTTCTTTTCAGGTCCTTTCCGAGAATCGTGTGGGGGTGATTACCATAAAGGTATGGATGTCACTCCTGTTCGAGTTCGGAAGCTCCTGGAAAAGTCCCATACCACTGTGTTTGTAGGTGCTGATTTGTGCAATTCTTTAATTGCCAAATTTGGCTATACGAGTGTCGGTGACCTCCTTGATTTAGTAGAGGACGTTGTCGATTATGTATATCCGAGGTCAGAGGTCCCCTATCCGGGGGTTCTCTTAACTCCTCCTCGCGCTTGCAATGATGTTTTCTTCAAAGTACGATTTAACAGATCGTTACAGCGGAGAGAGTATCGGATTTTACAGGAACGGGTCGGGGCTTTAGCCTGTCGACAACCTGATTGGAACGAGCTCCTCAAAAGGGAGCTTTCCCGTGAATCCACAAAATACAGTGCCAGGGGGGTGCTTTACCAAAAAATTGGAAAGCCACTTGAACCTGGAGAGTACGCTGATGATCACACAGTGCGTCAACAGTGGTCATGGATATGGCTAGGTTAGCCAAGTCCAATACATGAGGTTTGCCGTCTTGTATGAGTCGGTAGCTTGAGGCTAGCCATTGTGCTAGTCCATCGCCTTTCAGTAGGCCAAGCATAGCTAGGTTGAAATACCTAGCAAAACCCATGTCATGGGGGGCTGTGTCCGACATTTTCGGATTACAAATGCA